ATATCGTTCTTATACTCCTTTTAAAAGCCTTTTGCAATATAATCAAAAGTTCTTGATACTGCTGTATCTGAACTGTTAAAAAATGAAACATCAAATCCATTAATTGTTTTATTTGAAACAGTAAAATAGTCTCCAGTATTTCCATTTTCCATTGTAATACCTGTAGCATAATTAACAGATTTGAATGGGTTTGTAAATGTTACTGTATAAGTTCCAGCACCAGAAGTTATATCATTTCCACTAAATATTCTATCAGGCATATCTATTGTTACTGTTACTGCTGAAACTACAGGTGTAGATGCCAAATCTCTTGATGTTAAAAATACTCGGAACTTGAAAAATCTCGAAGTATAATTTCCTATTACAAAATTTTGGAAAGCTGTATAAGTTACATTATCATCTGAAGTTGCAATTTCTAAATGAGCATCACAGTTTGCTGGTGTATCTCCGTCAAAGTTACTTGGGGCAGAGTCAAAATTGCCCGAACGATTATCAAATAAGTCGTCAGGATTATCTGAACTTTGTGTTAATGATGCTGTAATTCTAGCAGTATGTTTAGCACCAATATCAATAACATCTGCAAATTCATAATTACCTGTTGCATAGAAGTCAGCATTACTTACACCAGAATCAAAAAATCTAGTTGTCTCATCATCAAATAATCCACTAGCTGAATCAAACAATTCTGAAGAATCTAATCTAATTGAATCATCTGCTATAACTGTATTTGTTAAAGTTCCTAAAAAGTCAGGGTGTTCTGATTGTGTTGCTATTGAGTTATGATTAACAGTATCAGTTACATTTGAAATAATTGCAGTTGCGTTAGAGCTAAAATTTCCAAGTTTATCGACAGCTTTTATGAGGTAAGTTCCAGCCCTAGCGGGTACTGAAATACTTGTGGCTGGACGAGATACTTTAGATACTAAATTAACTGAGTTTTGCCAATCTGCTGTTCCATCAGTTTCTTCACTAAATCTAAGTTGATAATAAGCTAAATCTAAATCAGGTATTTGATTCCAACTTAAATGAGCCTCTTGTCCAACAATATTACATGAAAAATCTTCGACATCACTTGGTGGTGCAATAGCACCTACGATAGTTCTTTGTGCTGTTACATAAGTTGATGATACACCTAAAGTATTTACAGCTTTAACTCGGACATCATAGGTTTCTTGGTCAATTACATTTAATACTCTATGATTTAAGCCACTACCTTGTGCATAAATAATATAATTTGAATCTGTGCTTTTTTTGTATTCAACTTGGTAATAATCAATAAATGAATCTGTACTTGCACCAATAGTTACATCTAATGCTACAATTACAGTACCATCATTATATTCAATTAAAGTATCATCTAAAGTAACACTTGATGGTGGCTGAATATTAAATGGGTTAGGAAGATTAGTTGATGGAACTGTACTAGCTTGTGTTTTAGTTGCCCAAGTATAATGTGAATCTTGATGTTCTACTAATGATAAACCTACTGTAAAATCTTCGTTAAAAGTCATACCTAAAACTCTAAATGGTTTAGCAGAAAAACCTAAAGAACTATGAGTAATATTAACTATATCTCCAATCGTTAAATCATAAGCATCTAAACTAACAGTTATTCCTAAAGATAAAGCCTCTCTTGATCTTCTTAAAATAACTTCTGCCATTTCCTCTGCTTGATATTGATTTGTAATAGTCGTAAATGAAAATCTACCCTCTAATAAAAATCCACCATCACTAGCTTTCATTGTTTCATGTTGATCAGCACTAGGAAGTCCTGAATCATCTATTGGTGGGTATTGAACTTCATCTACTTGGTAATTACGATCAGGATTAACAAAGCCAACTATTACTCTGTTAAATTTTTCATTCTTATCAGGTACACTTAAAGAGTATCCACCTATAATATCATCTTCAGTTAATGTGATAGAAGCTGTACCTGTTGTTTCAATAACTAAACTGTATTTACCTTGTGAATATGGAAGATAACCTCTGCAACCTTTAATTAATTCTCTAACATTACTAATAAGATTTTTAGAAGTATCTAATGCAACATTAGTATCAAAAATATTAATATCATTTCCACCTGAATATGGTGTTACTTGTGTTTCACAAATTAATGAGGCATCATAAAAACTTTGTAAATCTATTTCTGAAGTTGATAAACCTTTTCCATATCTTGTATTAGTTAAATAATCTAATAAGCACCAAGCTGGATTTGTTGAATAACTTGCAGATTGTTCTACTAAACTTGCATTATATGTTTTAACTTTTTTACCTTGTATTTTAGCTTGTACTTTAGGAAGTCCAGCAAATGCGTCTTGATTCCATTTAAGTCTAATCGCTAAATAACATAAACCAGATAATTTATGATTACTTCCCCAACTAGATAATGTTGATAATAATGTTGATGCTGATTGACCATCTGTTCCATAATGAGGCTCAACTCTAATTAAACTTTCTGAATTTTTATAAAAATTACTATCTGAACTATCTACTTCAACTGCTGTTCCATCTGAAAAACTAGATGCAAATGTAACTATTTTATCATCTACTCTTATTTCAGTAATATCGTTTATTTCTCCCTCTGCCATAACGATAGCCATATATAAATAGGTATTATCTGTTCCTGAGGTTTCCATAAACACACGAACACCACCTGTTAATCTTTCTCCGTAAATTACAGGAATATTTGCATCATTGGATTGTTTATTAAGTAAAATTCCTCTTTCAAAATCATCAAATGAGTTAGTTCCAAAATCTTCTATTTCAGGAACTTTTGGTCTTAATATCCAAGACAAAAATAAACTAACACCTAAAGCAAGAAAAGGATTGACTCCTAAAACTTTAAGAACTGGAGATACTATTTTTCTAACTATTTTTCCTATTTTAAAACCCATTATGCTTTACCCCATTTAATATCTAATACAGTTTGAGAAGAAAAATCCATTCCTACATCTGTACTAAAAAATCTTTGTTGTGATACATTATTTGTTTTACGACCATTCTTTTTTTCAAAATCTGCCCAATGAGAAACTATTGACAATCCAACAACACTACTTTTTTCAGATTCTTCTATATTAAAACTTTCTATGTTACCTTTATAAAGCAACATTGGGTCAGAAATTATAGAATTAGAATCATTTAAAAATGCTCTATAAATAGTAACTTCATCATTAGTTACATTTTCATTTAATACTGTTGAAATAAATGTTTGATCAGCACCTGATAAACTTAAATTTACACTAGCTTTAGATAAATCTGTTTGTTCGCTATGTTCAGATATGCCTAATACAAAATCTGATGCAGTATAAGTAACTGATGAGCCTGATATTGATGATGTTAGCGAAAAGGAACAATCAGTAATATTAATAGGAGTGCTGAACCCAATAGTGATAAGATGTACTGGTCGAATATCATTTGTTGCTAATTCGTTCTTTACTGCTGTTGTCAGGCTTCTCGTCATATAATTCGTAGTTAGTTTGAGTTACACTTTCTGTTCCTTTTAACATAGTATATTCAAATTTGCTATTAGGTTTCTTATATTCCTTTAG